AACATATCTAAACAGGTATTACAACAAAAAAAATTAAAATTTTATACATACATTAGCATATATTGTATATTTTTGTTAGTTGGTATCTATTTTATTGCTACGTACCTTCAGAATAAAAAATAAACTAATTATAATTAAAATGTGGTTGATATTTATCATAATTTCCTTGGCAATTGTGGCTATAATGTATGTAAACAGACCAAAATGTGTACAAACAGGAGGTAATTGTGATTCGTCGCCATTGAAATGTTGTTCTAATCTTGTGTGTGTACAAAACGTGTGTTCGACCAGTCCCCAGGATATGTATAAAGAATATGATAATTCGATATGTCTAGGATATTCTATAGGCGAGGAATTTACATCTGACGCTGCTATTGCTAAAGGTAAAACAAAAGAAGAATTTGTTAAGTTTGTATCGCAAAAATGTAACGATTGTAGAGAAGATCCAACAATATATCCAGAATGTTTAAATACAGAATGTGCCCAATTTTTGATATATGATGAAGATACACAAGGAAAACCAACATGGCAGAATGGTGTTTCGTATCTGTGTCCTAGTAATGGGAGTCTTCAACCCATCCCTCCGGGACCCGGGACTGGTAACCCGACCGTGTATAAATATAATCCTATTGACGAACAGGACAGCTAGATGACCTTTCAACCTGCGAAAACTCCACACCTTGGCTGGCACCCGAACGGGCACGCTCTAGGGCGTCTGACGTTGACCTAAAAACTTCATCTACACACTTTGTATCGAAAGTCATTGCTCCATTTTCCGGAATACCAAACGTCTGAGCAACCTTAATTGCATCCTGATTGGCTCCCAAGAAAACAAAGTTCCACCCTTGTTTCTTGCGATCCTCAATCATATCAAAAACGACAGACTTGTCGAAGTCCTTGCTCGAGTTTTCCTCCCCGTCCGTAAGAATTACCATATTAATAGTATCCGCTGTGCAATTAGACGCGATACGAATTGCGTGCCCGATTGCATCCAAAAGAGCTGTTCCACCTCCGGGGCGGTAGTTGGTTGTTGTGAGGCGGGTGGCGCTATCGGCTGTTTTTAGCCTATCGACCTCCTTCACGTAGTTCGAGAACAGATACGTACTAACCATGGACTCCTTTGGCTGATTATCCAGAAATAAGTTGAATCCTCCAATTGTATCATTAATGCACGTTGCCATGGAACCAGATGAATCGATGACACAATAGGTTGCCTCCATATTTATTAATAAAATGTGCTAATACTTTAAATGAGTTTCTTCCATTCACCAGGTTCCATGTACCATGCTTCTTCGGACAGAAAACTGATTTTATTAGCCTCTAATATACCGTTGTTATTAATAGCTAAAAAAGATTTTTGGATTGGGGTTACAACTTTCCTTGTATCGATGATGTACCATTACAAACAGATTACAACTACTGATATGGAAGAAATTAATCGAGTGTGCACATTAGATGTGATAATGACTCTTATACTTGTGTTTTATCTTTTGTTTACGAACACGGTTGAGACTTTATCTTATGTACAGATTTTACCAATTGTTATGATATTATGGACACCGCGACGATATGGTTTACAAAATTATTACGCGGAGTTTCATTCTCTTTGGCATATCATCTCCGCTATCGTTGTCTTCAGATTACTCAAATAAAAAAATCGAGACATATTAATATATAATGAAGTACCTTCTCGGATTCCTCGCTATTGCCACCATCGCAACCTCAGCAACCGCTATTCGCATTCTTGGGGTTGTTTTGGGTGATGACGACGTTGGGCTCATCCTAGGTTCTGACCGAGACCAATGGGGTTGCATCCCCACTGCTGGATATACGTGGTGCAACGAAACTCAGTCGTGTCTACCCATTAATCAGATTTGTAGTAATTATAATTCAACTCTCTGATGTACGCAAAATTATCAACCTCAATGTCAATTTCTTGGGCACTAAACTCCATGGATAGCATATTGTTTGATATGTTTGAATCAAAACTGTGACAATACAAAAGAGATAGGTTGTTGTTTTGAGCTAGTTTGGTAATGTCATCAACACACACAGTATCTATTTCCAAAAAATCCAAAATGTCTCTAGGGTCTCGGAGCTTCTTTAAAACAGTTGATTGAACCATTGAATGAGGATTTGAAAGATCCATATCAGGCCAGTGACCATTCTTAGCTCTAAAAGTGGCCAATTGAACCTTGCATTTATTCGCACATTGGGTATTTTTAAAGCACATCAATCTAGGTTTATTACTACGGTCAGTAACCGTGATGTAGCCACCAGTGGGCTTCATCCGAATTAGACTAAACTCCATATATTATATTAATAAATTATCTTTTTAATATAATAAATGAAATACGTGGGACTATATATGTTTATAGGTGGTGTTGTTATCACAATCGTGGTATTACTTTTGTTGAATGTGTTTAAATGCAAACAGGAAAACAAACCATGTAACAAATATGAAAAGTGTTGTAGTGGTCTTCGGTGTGAAGATGAAATATGTGTTAAAGACTACACAAAAGAATACGAGGTAATTACTGATAAAGCGTGTGCCTACAACCCAATCAAACCTCTTATAAGCGAAGATGATCTTAAAGGTCTGACAGACGACGAGAAAATTGCAAAAGCGGCTAGTGTCTGTTCAAACTGTAAACATTCTAAATATGTAGGTTGTTATGATGTAGATGTATCCACTGACGTGCCTGGGTTGGGATTGTGTAAAGCGTTTACATTTGATGACTCGGGTATACCCAGAACCTGTTCATTGCCCCTACTTGACCCAACCGAAAACGTTCCGGCACGTACTATTTACTCACTGTCCAGTTGAGCCAAACCCCCCCTGACCCCTCTGTGTGTCTGAGGTTTCTACAATCTCCTCAACTTCTGGAGTCTCACAACGCTCCAAGATGAGCTGTGCAATACGGTATCCTGGTTTGATTACATATGGATTAGTGTCGTGATTGAAAAGAACAACCTTCACTTCTCCGCGATAATCAGAATCAACCACACCAGCCCCAACCTGGATACCGTGCTTCACAGCCAGACCCGAACGAGGCGCAATCCGCCCGTATACACCGGCTGGGAGTTCAAATGATAGACCTGTGGCGACCACGGCCCTCTTACCAGGCAAGATAACGCACGATTCAATGCTTTGAAGATCATACCCGGCCGCACCCTCTGAACCACGAGTGGGAAGTTGAGCATCTGGGCTGAGTTTCTTAACCTTGAGGCTCATTATAATTTATTATTGTCTCACTCTTTTATATGTATTCGTTACTTTGCAAACCTGTGATAATACCACCAGCCCGACACGTTCAGGTTAGAACCTGTAGGGTTGTTACTGTGACACCAACCGCACCAAACAAGTTTGAAATGGAAATATTAGAGGCTCCACCCATCAACGTCTCTCCCATCGACGACGGTTTGTTGGAGTCATCTTCTTCTTCGCCTCCTTTACGAGATAACTATCAGCCGTGTAATAGGTCGGACCCCTCATTAGAAAACTGTGAACCCTTGCGTACCCCCACGCCTGAGGACTAGCCCCGGGTCTGTGTCCCGTGCGCCAAGCGGCTAACCCTTTGTTGTAGACCTCTTTAATTATTGGTAACGGAACACCAGTCTGTCTGGACTTGTTTACCAAACTCTTTGCATCTGGAAACTTTTTATAAAACTTTGTGGTGTGAGTAGACGTTCGAACCTTTTTCCCTTTATCGGTTTTGAAAGGTCTATAGGCTCTTGGGTCGTTTGATTTTGTTTTGGAACCCTTGAGTATTCGGTTGTATCGCTGTTCAACCTCCCTCTCTGTGTTGAGTCCCTTGAAATACTTGAGAGGTGCGTAAACCTTACCCTTTGTTTTACGCAGTTCTGCTAATTTTTTCTTAATGTCTACCATACTTACTACCTTTAGTTTTTATAAAATTTTCGGCAAAGTCAGCATCTGGTAGCCAATGGTCATCTAAGAATATAGAACCATCCGCTTGGTCCATGAATCCTTTGTGACCTCTGTAGTACCACGGTACATAGTCATTACCAACTGGTAACTTCTTTAGGTATTTTATTGCATCTATAATACCAGAAAACGTCATTCCATAAAACGTAACCTCATTGGTATGAATATCAAGCGTTCCCTTGTGTCCCTCAAACTGTATTTTCATATCTGTATGAGTCGAACGGGAGAGTTCTATCTATTCTTTTTAATCGAGCCTTTTCTCTATCTTTGTGTGTATGAAAAAGTGCCAGGCAAATAGCATCCGATGCATCGTGAACCCTTCCGAGGTCTGTAAAACCATTCAAGTATGATTCGGCTATTTTCACAGTTTCTTGTTTTCTCCTTTCATACTCATAGTGCCCTATGTTAAAGTGTGAATGCATAGCATTTGGAGAGACAAGACGCGTTTTAGACCTATACAGATAAAGGAATAGGGTTTCTATCTGTGTTAGTCCCGTAGGTGGTTGACGCTCCACAAGAATCAGATCCGCCTCCTTTAACAGGTGGTCGTACTCTTGAAAAAAATGAGCCATCATGTCAGCCACTTCGGACGTGTGTGGAATTGAACACTGGTGTCTACATACTCTTTTATGTGGTATTTTTGTGATATCGACGACGTGCACATCCTCTGTCTGTAAAACGTAATCTTCATCTGCTTTAAGTGTAACCATTGCCATGTTATGATATCCAATATCTATGCTAATTATTATCATATGTATAAATAAAGATGATTGCTTTAACCGTTGTTATTGTTTTGCTTATTGTAGCTTTGATACTTCAATATTACTACAAAACACCCCAGGCACCCGAGGAAATCGTGGTTCCATACCCGGTGTACGTTGAACCCAGACTCAGACGCGATCCGGAGTTCAGAGGCCCACCGTATAAACAGTACAAACCCAAAAACTTTCAACAAATGGGATTACTATTGGGTGACAGTGGGGACATTTTACCTCTTTACGGTAGAGAATCGAGGGGGTATCGTGACAGATACCAGTACTACTCGGGCTCACCAGGTGATCAGATATATTCCCTCCCACTGACCCACAAAGACCGCGAGTGCACAGAGGACATAGGGTGTAATGAGTTTTATGGGGGTGAAAAGGTGACAGTGACCGGAAAAACTGGTGACTACACGGTGAAAATGTATGAAACTGAACAATTATATTATTAAATAAATAATGATGTGTAGAAAACTTTTTTGGATAAACTCTTTGAGAAGTCTTAAATATTTAGAAGGTCACTGGGAAGATGTTACCAATACCGATTTCAAAGATATTGGTGACATTATTCGCAAAAACATAAAATTTGAAGTGAGCGATCACAAAGGGCCCATGTATCCCATTTTTTATACATTGGGTATACCTTCACTCATTTGGACTTGTTTAAAATGTCGATCCCAAACTTCTTTTTCATAAAGCGTTTAGCACCATCTAGGGATGGATAACTCCATAGCAACCATCTAGACCAAAAACCAGCTGTTTTGACTCCCTTCATAGACCAAATTTCTTTGTTGCTTTTTGTTACATTTAACATTTTATTTTGCACATTGCCATTTTCTGATGGAACGTTTCCACCGTGTCGCTGTACGTATAAACGCATTCGTAATGGGTTTTTATGTATGGTATAATCCGAATATCCCTTTGCCCCAAAGTCTACGTGGCTGTTATCAGGGAAGGTTACTCTATATTTTTTGTCACTTTTTGGACTTTTACGTAATACTATATTCATTTATTTTCTATCAATATTATAAATATCATGAGACCCATTTGGCAAGAAATGCTATTAGGTATAGGGGGTGGTATTGTTGTAATCACCATCATTGCTTTTTTGTTTTGGGCGATACTTAAATACGGTCTCAAAAAGGAATTGTGTCGCACAGATAAAGGGTGCAAAGATGGAAAAGTGTGTAAGGGTTACGAGTGTGTAGATCCAGACACCCCATCCCCATCTGGTTTCAACTGCAGCCAGAACCAATGTGTGGCCTCCACAAGCGGAGCGGGGACCTATGCCAGCATGGACCTTTGTAATCTGTCGTGTGGTGGTCAATCAGCAGCATCCGGATTCAATTGCACCGAGAACAAATGTGTGGCCTCCACAAGCGGAGCGGGGACCTATGCCAGCATGGACCTTTGTAATAATTCTGGGTGTGGTCAATCAGCAGCATCCGGATTCAATTGCACCCAGAACAAATGTGTGGCCTCCACAAGCGGAGCGGGGACCTATGCCACCATGGAGCTTTGTAATAAATCTGGGTGTGGTCAATCAGCACAAACCAAGTACAAATGTGATGGTAATAACTGCGTACAAGACCCCAATGGAACCTACACAGTCTCTAATTGTAATAATGAGTGCGGAGGCGGAGGCGGAGGCGTAGACCCTTACAAAGGGTGTAATGACTACTCAAAAGATTGGACAGCTTGGACTGGTGCAGGAACGGATAATATCAACTCGGTGTGTCCATGTGTACCATCTAAGATAATCACATCCGGAACAGCCGTTACAGGCAATAATACATTATATTTTACAAAAGACACATCTTCGGGTTCAAACACCAAAATTGGAATAAATATAATGAATGTGTGTGATAGAGACCTGTATATTATAACAAGTTCACAGGTCACACCTGGAGAACACATACCGAGATATTTGTTAATTAACCAAAAACTAGAAAAGAACACATTGTACAGATTTTATTTTGAAAACGAAGAGCTAATTGCTTTAGTATCTTGGATATTTTACTTTACAGATCCTGATGATCTTGTCAACAAAGGAGAGGTACCCCAACAACTTTTACAATCAAATGTGGGTGCTCAGTTAAATGAATTTGGTCCGGATGTGCCTGGTCCAGGTGAACCTGGTAATCCCGGGCCTTATTTAAGAATAGAAGCATCCATAGGCAAAAACCCCGGTGACCCCACAAAAGTTACATGTGGTGGTAATATATCATATGTAGACCAAACTACTATACCTGCACTTGCTCAATTTGGTCCCGGTCTTGTTGACCAAATAGAAGAGGGTGCAGACAAAAACTCTAAACTAGTATATACTACATGTACCCCAAAACAACTGTTGGATGGATGCCCAACTACGCTGAAAACAGTGGCGGCGTCTGGTGACTATGGTATGTGTGTGGCGCCACAACATTATTGCAAATTATGGGATCAGTTTGACCCAAAAGGACTTGCGGGAGATCCATCGCAAGATCCTAATTGGATGAAAATTTGTAGCAATCAAGGTCTGATGTGTCCAATAATAAATGCGTTCAATTTACAATATGATGCTAAAACAGGAATAGACCCTATATATTTTAACGCTACTGGTGATTCACAAAGAAATATGGGACCAACTCTCCCAAAAGGTACGCCAATTTCTAGTATTTTGTACGGAGAGTCTAACCCATTCGGTGGTACTTACCTCGGTGACAAGCCATTGGAACCGTTTTATCTCCCAAGTAATCCTTCTTTATTTAAACAAAATCCAGATGGGGGTGATCATAAACAAGACCCTGGTCAAAAACAATATCTTTTCAAAAGTGATGAAGATGCATATCAGACATTTGTTGGCACTGTAAAACCAGACGGTACTATTGATGGATATACTGGTAATTGGGGTGGTTCCTCACCCCCAATGAACGATATAAAGATAAAAGCATTTAATACGGTAAACAACTCTTGGGCTGTTGCTCGTGGTATGTGTGACCCAAAGAACCCGACATCTAATTGTGGCAGTACAGGTGGAGATTTCTTCGTAAAAGATTTGGCGTTTGATCCTGGATATATAAAAAGTACCGGAAACTTGGAAACCCCTGATAATTGGTACAGAGATACCAAGGTTCCACACAACCCATACGCCAAGTATGTAACTGAACGCACACACCTAATATACGGTTTTCCGTATGATGAAGGTACATACGGAGGATTCAGTAGTACTGTTGTTGATACAAACACTTACACTCCACAGATGAACGTGGTTGTTTGTCCAAAGTGTGAGCAAATTGATATTAGTAAAGTAAATATAAAAGAAGTAACTGTTCCTCTTATACCCTAAACATTAAACAAAAATGCTGATAGGATTCCCATCATCGCGACGCGCCCGTTTAGCGTCTCTGCATCAGGGGTCCACGCAAAATAACTCTCCTTATCAGTATCCTTTGCTGTGATGGTCGACGCCACACACACCAAAGACGTAACAGCCGCAGCAGTCATAAGGTTATGAGGGTCCTTGAGCTGGTCCTGGAAGTGTTCGTTCATCATAAGCCTCGTGGCTCCGCCCCAAGTGAGACCCTGCATGGCCAGACGGCCACCCACATTTTCAGCAAACTTTGCCATCTTGGGTGGGGGTGAGGTATTCTTGGGTGACTTTGGTGGAGGAGGAACACGCTTAGAGAAGGAAGCAAACGAACGAGCAACTACTGTGGTGGCCATTATGAAATAATAATGTGCGCTGTTTTTAAGCATATGGAATCAAAGAAGAAGGTAATGAAACAATGGCACCCCCAACACGAAAAAATATTAAAGGCTTGGGGTGAATCGTGTGCTTGTTATAGGTATTTACACTACAAGTCACACCAGAAATACAAAAAATCAAGTATGAGATTCACCCTACCTATTATCATAATAAGTACCATAACCGGAACTGCAAACTTCGCACAGGACACTTTTCCACCCACATGGCATGAGTACGTACCGGCTGGTATAGGGGCTCTTAATCTGTTTGCAGCAATTCTCACGACCGTCGCACAATTCTTGAAAATAAACGAATTGCAAGAAAGCCACCGCGTGAGTTCTATCCATTATGGTAAACTTTCTAGAACAATTCGTTTAGAACTCAACTTACCAATATCAGAAAGAAGTCATGACGGGAGTAATATGGTTGACATATGTAGGTCCGAGTTTGATAGATTGATTGAGCAGTCTCCACCTATACCCGGAGATGTTCTTAGACTTTTCGAACAAGCTTTTGCTAACAAGGATGTTATTCTTCCTGAGATTTCTACTGTGAAACCGATAGATCCATTTGATGGTAGCAAGGAGGCTGCCATCACATCGACCGTTGCAAGAAAGTTTTTAGAATCTAGACCGGTAATATCTACGAAACATTCGGTAGAAAAGGAACTTGATTCTCTGAAGGCGAAGGGACTTGTTACATCTAGACGTCACGAAGATTTTCATGACTGTGAATTAGGTTTGAGAGAGGATGAAGTAAATAGCATTAACCTTGAAGAGAATGAAGATAAGGATCCCCAAAATGACTAAGTTAAAAAATACACCACCAAATAATATAGGTTGGACCTTTCCTCTAACTTTCGGGTTTTTTATTATAATATCAAATATTTGAGTAGATAAATCATCATCTTCCATGGATGCGTTTGTTAAAATAAAAAAACAAAAAAACCCCGAGGTTTTTGGGCGATCCAAAGTTGTTAACACGGTGATGAGTTATGTCACGGCGTGCGAGACCCTGTGTATATACGGTTCACCAGGTGTGGGAAAAACACATCTGGTGAAATCTATTATTAACGGTTTATATATTACACCCGGAATTGATTTTGATTTGCTGGCTCAGTCGAATAGCCATGTGGTGGTTGATAACGTAGACACCGAATCGGGACTATGGAAAGAGATTGTTTCTAGACAAAAACTTTCCAAAGGGTGCACACTTATTCTCATAAACACAATCAAAAATGTAGATTTTTGTGACTGTTTAGAACTAGAACCACTTACAGTTGAACAACAACTAAACTTGGTTTCGATGAAATATCCAACCCTAGTAGACAAGGACTTTGTTATGAGTTGTATAAAAAGAGCAGATGGTAATATTAGAGACCTGTTTTTCTACCTAGAAAAATCTGATGACAAAGACGTGTTTTTGTCTCCTAAGGATTACATACATAGGATATTATCCGAACCAGGTGCCGTAAAAATTGGTGAAAACGTGGACGACCATGGATACTCGTGGGGGGTTGTTCACGAAAACTATTCCAACGCCAAGAATGTTGATTGTGTGAGCATAACAGAAGACCTAAGTCTTGCGGATGTATATGACACTTTAATATATGAAGGCGATTGGGACCTTTTACCATTTTTCTGTCATCATGGAATAGTTAAACCCGCTGTGGAAATAGGTGGGACGCTAAACAAAGAATGCATCCGCCCGGGTAGCGCGTGGACAAAGTTCAATAATTTTAAAATGAGAAAATCCAGAGTCACAGATATCAAAAATCGTTCGGGTGGAAAAATTGATATCGATGAAATAATATTAATTGTAAACTATTGTATACACGACACTGAGAAAGGGATAGAACTCATGAAATCATATGGAATGAAACCTCAAGATGTGGACATCATGAACCATATATCTCTGAAAACAAAAATAAAGCCAAAGCTCGTTCAATATATAAAAAAGAGCCTGAAAGATGCGTTGGGCGAGTAAAACCGAACAAGAGGAGTCTGACACCGAGGAGGAGTCTGAGGTTGTACGTGTCATTGATACGGATGTTTTCTTCTATGGAGATGTGAACGAGTGCAATATTCTGGAATTGAACACACGGCTTTTGAAACTTTCTAAGGATTTGTTAAAAAAGTCTGTAACACTAACCGGATACAATCCCAGAATAACTCTACACATCAAGAGTGGTGGAGGAGATGTTTATTCTGGTTTGAGTGCCATGGACCATATTTCCGCTTCTAAAGTTCCTATTGACACAGTGGCTGATGGGCTGTGTGCGAGTGCAGCCACCTTCATACTTATGGGAGGTTCCCGGAGGTACATGAGACCCAGTGGGTACATACTGATTCACCAGATGTCAAGTGAGTTTTGGGGAAAGTATGAGGATATGAAGGATGAAATCAAAACATGTGAAAAGATAATGAAAATTATTAGGTCTATTTACAAACAGAGGACTCAAATACCATCCAAAAAACTCAATGTCATGATGAAAAGGGACATTTATCTTACATCCACAGAATGTCTTCAGTATGGGATTGTGGACGAGATTTGTCCCGGTATCTCTTATACAGATACATCATAGTAAAAATAATTATTACAATACACACAGTGGTTCCCGTATCGATTGGATCCTCCTTGGGAAGGTTTGTTATCCTTTTAATTCTTGCGTAGTTCACAACGGGTGGACTATACATCTATTATAATAGTGTAAAAAGATTTTCTTCATTATCCAACACAAGTTTGGTAAGGTTGTCTATGACAGTCATTTGAAACTTATCACATGGTACGTTTACCTTGAAAGGAAAATCCCTAGGGATTTCAGAGATGATAGCCTCGTCCTCTGAAATTGTCTTTTTCATTTGATAACTGAAGTGATTTTGCAAGAGTGACATATTTATATTATAAGCAAAACACCATGTTATTCTACTCGTGTTCTTTGTAAGGGGTGTGATTGTTGTGTAGGTCACAAACTCATAGGGTTTCTTGAGTTTTATGTGAATTATTGTGGTGTTGGGGTACACAAACTCAACTTTTATAGGACTTTTTTTCACCTGCATATGTTGCGTGAGAACACTAGCAGCCTTTGGTCTAACATATGCTGTACAGATTGTTTTACCTGGGTTTGTATCATCTATAATCATTTCATCTATTGTACCATTGTTTTCATTACCGAATTCGTGAACATAGTTAATGTGACTGATATCCGTTGAGTTTGAAATCCAGTCTATCCAATTGCCTTTGACTTCCTCGGAACCAGAAACTCGGTGCCACTTTGGATCATTTAGTAAGTGTAAAAGCGGTGGAGAAACAGGACTCTCAACCGGAACGTTCCACACAAAATCATACAATTCTTCTATGTTATATGATTTTACATCACTTTTGCTAGGTATTTTGTTTGTTGTTGGTATGCTAACGACCTTACCGTCGCCATCAAACCTCCACCCATGATAGGGACACTCTATACACCCACCCTTTACGGTACCCTTGGATAATCTTGCGCCCCTATGGGGACACACATCTTCTATAGCTCTAACATTACCTTTGGCATCTTTAAACATAGCGAGTCGTCGTCCATCAAATAAACGCGTGGATTTTGAATCTTTGGTTCCTAGGGCCCAGGGAAAGTTAAGTGGTACTCTGCTCCTCAGCATTATTATATTAATATATATTAAATGGGTAATTTTTTTAGTACTGTTGCAAATCTTGAGTACAAAAGTTTGACAGGTGACTTACCACTATGGTTCGTCAGTGTTGTGTTTATAACAACCTACTTGTCACTCACCATGAGTAAAAAATACAAAGATAATGCTCTCACCTATGCAGCCATGGCGGCTCTAGGAGTCATGCTCATGAACTACATTCAGGGACAGATGTACAAGGCTAGGGTAAAGGTTTACTCGGCCAATGGTGTCACCAACCCCAAACAGTTCGCTCTAAGAACTTCTCAATTGACCATGTTAAGTAGATAAAAAATTGAAGCTATTATATTTTAAAGATGTTGTACACCAGGGACAAATCTGGTAAGACGAGATATTGGAAAGGTGAAGTCCTTGAAGAAAATGGAAAAATATACATTTCAAAAAAGTTTGGTCAAGTTGGTGGAAAGGAAACCGAAACCAGAACAGAAATAACAGCTGGTAAGAATATCGGTAAGAAAAACGAAACCACACCACTTGAACAAGCTCACCTAGAATTAAAAAGTATATTTAAAAAGCAAATGGATGCTGGCTACGTGAAGTCGCTTGATGAACTAGAGACTAGGATTCTCATACTGCCCATGTTGGCAAACAACTGGGAGAAGATGTCTCACCACGTGTCAGAACCCTTTTTGGTTCAGCCCAAGTTAGATGGGGTTCGAATGTTGGTTGGAAAGCACGAAGGAAAACTTTTGATGCTCAGCAGAACGGGTAAACCTGTGAAGCACCTAGACCACATTGCAAAGGAACTCGAATGGTTGCCAGAGGGGCGTTTTTTGGATGGTGAAAGTTATAATCATGATATTTCTTTCGAAGAAATCACGGGCATGTGTAGAACCTCACTGGAAACTTCGGCAAACGACAAACCCCTCGACCAGATTCAATTCCATGTTTTTGATACATTTGATATAAATAATCTAAATCAGTCATTTGAAGAAAGACTGCAGTACCTTGTCAAAACCGTTTTCAAGCGAAAGATGTATCATACACTGAAGGTCCCAACTGTAATGGTTGAGTCTAAGGATACAATATACGATTGGCACAAGGAGTTTACAAAGGCTGGGTATGAGGGTATCATGATTAGGGATCACAGGGGCAAGTATCTATTGGCTGATAGGAGTAATCATCTCCTCAAACTCAAATCCTTCGATACAGCGGAGTACAAAATAGTTGATGCAGAGGCCGCAAAAGGCAGGGACACCGGCACCGTTGTGTGGGTTTGTCAAACAAGTAACGGTCAGAGATTTTCCGTCCGTCCTCGGGGTTCACTGGAGCAGCGTCGTAACTGGTTGGCAACAAAGGATCATCACATCGGCAAGATGTTGACTGTTCAGTATCAGAATCTGACTCCTGATGGAATGCCACGTTTTCCAGTGGGGCTAACATTTAGAGATTATGAATAATTTTTTATGTACTCAGAATATAAATGTTAGCATCTCCATTGAAGATTGTTGCCTCTAAGAACCCAAAAGTTAAAAAGATGGTTGACACCAGGAAGTCCCAACTCAAAACCATTAGAACTCAACTCAAAAAGATTTCAACAGATGAAAGAGACCGTCTAAAGGGTCTATGGGACATGCATAAAGAACTATTTTCTTCTTCGAATGATGAAGAACTACAGGTTGAGGTTGTACCTGACACCTCTATTGACGAGTTTTTTGAAAAATAAACAAAAGTGACAAAACAACACCAACAGCAACATTAGATTCTGTAACATTCTCCATAACAATAGCCAAAAGAATGGCTACTTGTGTCATCTTAAGGTCATTTTGACTAGACTCTAACATTCTTTTCATTTTCACCCGAGACAATTCCATGTCACGCACAGTTTCATCAATGGTCTTTATACGTGTTGGAATCTCCATGGATGTGCGAGCCATCTCACCAATGTTAATAGAGTTTGTAATCTCCTCTTCTATCATTGGTTCGATGTAATCTATAAAATTGAAATTTGGATCAAGTTGTCTACATATACCATCTATGGTGGTGAAACTTTTTCCCAAAAATATGAAATCTGAAGGAATCTGAAATGGTTTCTCTTTGGCCAACGAACTAGCTAATTCATCTTGTGCCAACTCCATACTGAAAGCCTTTCCATCCATTTTTTCCAGATAGTTTACCACCGCTTCCATAAACATGATTATATCAGTTTTTTCTGCAGTTGGTATGATGAGGTTCATATCCACGAGACAATTAACAATACCACGAATATCCTTTTGAATTACAAGTGGTAACATTTTTGATATGTTATCTCTTAGGTCTTCGGGGAGTGTGACAACCAAACCAAAATCATAGTAAACCAGTTGACCTTCTTTGTTTACGGCCACGTTACCGGGGTGGGGGTCACCGTGAAAAACCCCGTGGGTCATTATTTGTATGACAAAAGATGTTACCAGCGCTTTTGCAACTTTTACTCTATTGTGTTCCTTAACTTCGGTTATCTTTTCACCTTCAACACACTCCATAACCAATATGTTTTTCTTCACAATTTTCGAGTACACCCTAGGTATTCTAACCCACCCAGTATTTCTAAAATTGTTGTAAAATGTAATAGCATTCAAAGCCTCTATTTCATAGTCTAGTTCATTGTAAAGATACACAACAGCCTCTTCAAAAATCTTTTTTGAACCGGTTCCGGTATTTACACCAAGGAACTCCAAAAAAGTCAAAACATCTAAAATATTTTGAATGTCTCTGTCAACTATGTCTTTTATGTTGGGTCTCTGAACCTTAATTACAACCGGTACTCCTGTGTTAAGGGTAGCCTTGTGAACCTGACCAAGGCTTGCAGACTTGAATGGAGTTTTTTCTATATATGAAAACATATTTGGAACTTCTCTATTCAGAATGTCTACAACATCATCTTCTGGAATGGGCGGAACCTGGTCTTGTAGGGTCTGTAGTTCCTGTATGAATTCAGAACTGTAAATATCCCTTCGTGTTGATGCCAACTGTCCCAACTTAATAAACGTCGGACCCAAATCAACCAGACGCTCTCTGGTCCAAACCCCCAAATGCGTCATATCTTTTCTGTGACTGGGGGTTCCGGGTTTGTGTCGGTTATTTATGTTTCTTTGTTTTATTAGAAATCTAGTTGTAAAGTCCCAAGTCTTGGCCCTCTGAAGCATCTGATTTTATTATCTTGCTGGAAAATAAATGACAGAACTTAGCATAGAACAACAAGAAGCTATAAGATCCGCAGAACTTGGGGGCTTAAAGAAAAAGTTGAATGCTGCGTCATGGTCCGACCATATGGAGGACCTCATGAAGGCGTGGGGGGAGAAGGCCGCCGGTTTGCGTTGGATGCACAATCAGGCGGCCGGTTCCTGGAAAGGGTTTTCAGATAAATTAGCCCTCACGGGTATAGTTCTAACTACACTAAGCAGCGCCGCCGCGTTTGGTGGTGCCGGTGGCGAAAACGAACAGATTGTTATGTATGTCTTGGGTGGTATGGGGTTGGCGGCATCGCTGGTTCAGTCCCTCAAAAAGTTCTATCAGGCTGATGAAAAGGCGGCCGAACACTCAGCCATCGCCAAACAGTTTGGTAGCTTCTATAGGGCTATGACTCTTGAATTGGGTATGGGGCGCGAGGACCGCCGACCATCCGAGGATGTTACCGGGTGGGCGTCGAGGGAGTACGACCGCATGCAACAAGATGCCCCATCTCTGGGTGGTGGAATTATTAAAATATTTAGAGACAATTTTAAACACACAAAAAACATTCCAGACATTGCGGAAAGCAACTTTGAAATAAAGATTTATGGAAGAGATGACAGAGAAATTATACCTTCACAACTCTAGATCCCTGAGGATTCCTTGGTATAATAACTATAACCTTTCGAGTTCTACGAGCTTCAGCTCTTAGATCACTTCCGGGCACAACACTCGTTCTGCGCTTCGACACCCTGTTTCTTTTTTGAGTTCCAACTGTTTTGGACACAGGTGAGAGACTTTTATATGAAGCACCAGACGAGGTGGTTTTAAACGACCCAATGGATGACATGGGTGAAACCCCCGCATTTTTCTTTCGGGAGTTTTTACGTTTAATATAATTGTTAGCCATTTTCTGGTTAAAATTGGGAGCGAACGGATTTAACTGTGGAACGTAATTGGAAGCGAATGGATTTGTCTGCGAACTACTCATTTAGTATACTTTAAGAAAAAAATCATTATTTTATAAATGTTACCGGTCAGAATAGCAGTTGATATCGATGAAGTACTTTGTCCATTCTTTCACCCAATGGCCAAACGCATCGGTAAGACTCCTCCAACAAAACCTCATCCCTATCTCTATAGTAAGGCTCTTGGAATCACCGAACCAGAATCCCGTGTGATGGTAAGAGAGTTCTACGACTCGGATGAGTTCAAAAAACTAAAACCCTTCAAACACGCCGACTACGCCCTGTACCAGCTAAAGGGAAGAGGTCACAAGATTTATGCGGTAACAGGTCGACAAAGTGTTGCTAGGGAAGGGACTGAGGATTGGTTGAACAAACACTTTGCAGGCGTCTTTGATGACCTTGTGCTAACAAACAGTTTTACAATTGATGAAGTCCCAAAATCAAGACTGTGTCAAGTACTTAACATCTCAACTATAATTGATGATAATTTTCAAACGTGTGTAGATTGTCACGAAAAGGGTATTGAAGCTATACACTACGTGGGAGAACCTATGTATCCATGGTGTCACGAGAGACACCCAGAAATCAACACTGCTTCAAACTGGCTAGAAGTTTTGAACGAATTCCCATCGCCTTGGATTTCCAATAGTCCTTCGGACTGCGCTGATACAGATCCCATGTGTCTAACACCCGAGGATCCGAGTCAAACTCCTGTACTCCCTCGCAAACGTACTCGGGTTGATCCTCCATGGTAATTGTGTGTATGTCGATCCTGTCACCCTCTTTGGTTTCAACCCACACATGCCAACACTTCTTGGTTCCAGGAAACCCAACCCATCCTTGAACCAACTTAGAATCCTTTAGATATTCGTGAATTACTATAGGACCAACCAAAGGGTCCGAAATTTTTTTAAGATTAAGCATCATTCCAAAACGTTTGAGATTCATTATAAAGATTAGAGTCGTTAAAACTTTAATAATGAATATCATTTCATTAAAACCACTCGCTCTACACATCAAAAGGACGCCAACTAGAAGGGTAAAAACCCGGGCAGTAACATATTCGGACTTTTTGACGAAGGTTGACCACAACCAGATTTCGGATGTGGTGGTATTCCAAGGTAGCCCAGAGATTAGGTTCATGGACACCGAAGGTTTGGTCGACACTGCCAGGGTTATATTGAACGATACATTCTTCAAGGAACTCAGGGAACACGCCGTGAACATCCAGATTGCGTCGCCACCTGTTGAGTTGGATGTGGTTCCCTATATCTTTGGGGGCCTCTTTCTGTATTTTCTTTTTAGAAGCATGCCCAAACCACCCGCATTTCCTGGAACCAAAAAGGAGTTTGAGGTTGTAAAGGACGTAGAAACCAGATTTGAAGATGTGGCTGGTATAGAACAAGAACTCACAGAAGTTAAGGAAATTGTAGATTTTCTCAAAGACCCCAAACGGTTCACGGATGCCGGAGCCACCGTGCCCAAGGGCTGCCTCCTCTCGGGGCCACCCGGCACCGGCAAAACCCTCATGGCGAGGGCAATCGCGGGCGAGGCAGGCGTACCCTTCATTGCCACGAGTGCTTCACAGTTCATAGAACTATTTGTGGGACTGGGAGCTTCACGTATTCGTAGTTTGTTCAATGTGGCTAGGGAGAATGCACCTTGTATTGTATTCATTGATGAACTAGACGCCATAGCCAAGTCTCGTAGTCCTTCTCCGATTGGTAATAATAACGATGAAAGGGAACAGACTCTCAACCAACTCCTCACGGAATTGGACGGATTCAAGGAAAACAATGGTATCATCCTATTGGGAGCCACCAATCGCCCAGATGTGATTGACCCTGCCATTCTCCGCCCCGGGAGGTTTGACCGTAAGATTGAGGTGGGTCTACCAGATCGCAATGGTAGGGAAAAGATCCTGGGTGTTCACGCAAAAAACAAGGCACTCGAGGAAACAATAAATCTGGGTGACGTGGCAAGTTCCACAACCGGTTTCAGTGGAGCCGAACTCCAAAACCTTATGAACGAAGCAGCCATCTACGCAGCCAGGGATGGAAGGACAAAGATTTCTAAGGTGGACATAGACAATTCCTATGAAAAAATCACAATAGGCCTCCCCAAGAGTAAAGTTGTAGACGACGACACAAAGCGTTTGGTGGCCTATCACGAGGCGGGTCACACGGTAATGGGTCTCCTGTGTGGGGAGAAGATTGGTAAGGTTACAATCTTGCCCCGTGGTGGTGCAGGTGGTTTCACACAGTTTATTCCCAGTGAGGAGACTGGTATGGTCAGTCGTACCACCCTAGAGAAGCAGGTGAAGATTGCTTTGGGTGGTAGGGCTGCCGAGCAGATTGTTTTTGGTAAGCCCGATGTAACCACAGGAGCCGTTGGTGATCTTCAGCGGGTTACTGACCTGGTGTACCAAATGTTTTCGACGTATGGATTTTCGTCCGTGGGAAACATTGTTGTGGATGGGGATTCTAGTGAGTATCTCAAGTCTTCAATTGACAAAGAGGTTATATCATTTGTAGAAACCTTGTATTATGAAACAATTAGCGAACTTACTAAGAACCGCGCAAGGCTTAACTCAATCGCAGAGTCTCTTATAATCCTGGATACGCTACAGGGTGACAGCGAACTGTTTAGTTTTTAGGAATGTATATTGAAAAAGAACAACTGAAATAGTCTCGAGTCATTTATATCATTACCAAAATATTCTGTGACTGCATGAATCTGACTAGCATTAAATATCACAAGTCTATTGTAAACATTTCCAGCTCTATCAACCTCCTCCCAGGGGTTTGGGTCTATATGTGAATCATCCCCTGTACATAGATCCTTCCAGTCATCTTTAGAAAATACAAAGTTTCCATCCATCGACTTGTATTTGCGATGTCTCCAAAAGCTAGTACCACAATTTGGAGGAGCATCCGGTGTGAGATAAATTATTGCAGCATAGTCCTGTGAATCCCGATGCCATACACGCCTGACATCCTTGTTACACCACTGAAAACATCCGTTAGTATAATATCCCCACTCCCCGTGATTAGTACCATCTGGTATTTTACAGTCTAAAACTTTTTCAAAAAACTCTTTGGTACCATCTATGATTTTTCGTCCATTTTCACACCTCCACCCAACCGCTCCATGTTTGTCTTCGCTCATGAAATCAAGACTTAAAGCATATTCCCTGATGCTGTCTGGGTCATTATAAAAGTTGTTAATAATTATTAAATCTGAACTTGTATTACTGATAGATGTAGATGGATGTATAATTTTAGGTGGTGGTAACAAGATAAAATCTTCATGGTAAACATTATGAATAGTGTACCCAAGATCAATCAAAACTTTATATGATGTATGTATATCTCTAGGAGTTCCTGTGTATAGCCAATATTCAACTACAATTATAGGCATACATCTTTTAATTGTCTCTATCCCACCTTTTAATAAAGCACTCTCTTCGTGTCCTTCTATATCCAATTTAATATAATCCAGTTTATCTAGTCCCAAAGAATCTATTGTCGTAACCAACATGTTACCAAAACCGGTAGTTATGGCCGTGCCACCTGGGTTAGAATAACCACCCATATGTCTTATATAGGCGCGTGTTTTTTCAGCACCGAGCCCCTCATTTATTGTATGTACATTTTTACACATGTTAACTTCTAAATTTTGTTTAAGAACATTAAAAGTCTCTTTTACAGGCTCAAATGCATAAACCTCCTTTGCTACCTTGGACAGTTTTACTGTTAACGTTCCAATATTAGCACCTCCCTCTAAAACAACAAAATCATCTCTAACATATTTATCGATGAGGTCATGTTGGTGTTCTTCCCACCTATATCCTCTTCTAATACAGTCTGATATTTGACACATCTTAAAAAGTTTAAAAAACACTTTATAGTTATTATGATAATTATGTAATTCAGTAACTGTATCGTCAGTTTCATATTCACTATAAACAGGTGTATATATATGTGGTTCGTATGAAACATAATTGTTTAGACCTTGTACCCATTTTTCATCGTGTACAAAAAGAGTTGGTTTGTGTTTAATTATAAGATGTATATATTCAGTTACATCTCCGTTAATTACCATAAAATCGATTTTGTCAAACTCTTGTGGTTTATTTATGTGCACATTTGTTATGTCATTAAGCAATATGTTATCCTTGTTGATTTGTGATAGATATTCATCTGGTTCATATGCATAGAATACCGAATTTGGTACATATTTTGACAGTAGATTATAAAAACCACAACCAGAGTTGATATCAACTATTGTATAATTGTCATCGGATTTTATTAAATTATAAAAACACAATCCCTTGTCTTTATAAGAAGGGTTGATAGTCTGATATCCAATAAATGGCTTATCGATTATCTGTGGTGTATCTAGCGATACACTTATAGGTAATTTATAAGCGATCGAATCATAAAAATATAGTTTGCTTTTGTTTAAAAAGTAATCTAAGTTGTTTTTTTCTTTTGAAATTGATTTTAAAAACTTATAGAAATAAATAGTGGTTTCGTCGTGAAATTTGTTTTTAGATAATATCATTTCCTCTGTAAACAACGGAACACTATACATGTTATTGTGTAAATTGGTATACTTTTCATAAAACCAATTATCATGTCTGAATATATAATTTTCGGGTGTGGCACCAGACAGGTCTTGTGACATTACAATCTTATATTCGTGTTCGGTTACACAGTATTCTGAAACAAGAGCTTCAGCATACCGTCTAGTCAGTATAAATCCAGTTACACACCAATCATGTACACGTTTTTCATGGAGAGATGTTTCTAAAAATGGTAAATCTCGTGGTTCTTTAATAACACACATTTGTAGCACATCAAAATCTTTAGGTACTTCATGAAAAAACTCGTCCCATTTAAAATTCCAATATTTACAAACATCAATATTTAAATCATCTTCTCCAAAAAACGCGTATTGACTCTCACTATTATCTACCCAGTATTTTATCATTTTTATAAACCCCAATAGGTTCCCGATACGTATTTTATCTCTAAAATGCTGATCTGTCTCAATTATTTTGTCTGGATAATACTCATCATACTTTCTAAAATTGCACAAAGTATATGATACATTATAGTTCTTGAATTGATCAAATATGTTTATCTTGCGTTCAAACGAATCACACAATGTACTTATATAGGTTTCTGGGAAATAGTGTAATATGGAGTTTTCATCTTCTTTAAATGTTATTTTTTCAACATCCATTATAATTTATACACCTTAAATCTTTAATTAAATAAACTACCAAATGCCTCAAATATATAGTTTGCAGCTGATGTAGGTGTGTCGCTATCACGAACATATTTCTTATAATCTTCTACTAATTCTGGGTGAACCCACCAATCTTCACACACATGGTGTAACGTGTAATCCGCTGAAATATTACCCGCAACCATTACATAACCTTTTGATTTTAAAAAGTTTCTAGAAAGAGTTCGAATCAACTCCCCTTCTTCTCCACGATATGCATCGTGTTCAAAAGTTATTATTTTGAATTTGAACGAATTAAAAGGTATTTTTAACATTATGTCATATGTGATAGTTGGTGGCTCACAGTCCATCTGTAAATAATCAATATAAGGTACATTTGGAATTATAGAATTATAATCTACTTCTAAAGCATTAGCAACTATAAATGTGCTGTTTGGTCTATTTTTTTTCCATCCATTCTCATATTTCGAATCGATTTCAATAGAAACACCTGTCCAATCATATTTCTTCTCCAACAAATATGTGTTATTATGATACATGTAATCATTCGCACCGATTTCTAGAAAAGTACCATTTCGTTTACCCTTTGATATTTTTTCCACAAATACATCTTGTAAAATCTGTGAGTAATTGTAGTCCAATTTTAAAAAAGAGTTTCTATAAAATAGTGTATTATCTGGTGAGTTAGTTAAATATTTATACCTCTTGGTTTTAAACTTTGAAAGCTCGTACTGCCCCATTAATGAATGTTTTCCGTGATACGAAAAAAGATTTGGTGTGAAACATGGTTCATAACTTTTTAAAACATTTATAGCCATAAAACAAGTGTTATAACATGCCTCCCACTCACCCCTCCAACTGTGATACAAAGATTTTATGTAATGAACTTCTGGGTAATCCAATCCATATGATAAAGATTTAAGAATAGCGTCGTATTCAAATGCATCACGGTCACCCTGAAAACAATACACTTTAGAACATAATAGAAAACATTCAGAAAGCATTTTTTTGTCTTCTGTTAAATCTGTACACCTCAATAGAAATGTCACCGCTTGTGCCATATATCCAACTTCATATGATAAACACCCGATTTCATAATTTATTTTAGGACACATCGGATTTTTTAAAAATGTTATAATTTTTTCGTTAATTCTGTCCATATTAAATTATTAATATAATCTTTTGAAACTTTAAGCGCAAATAAACAATTATCATAATACCCAAATGATATTATCAACTTGTCATTGTATTCACACAACCCTATACAAAACTCTATTTCACCCATCATAAAATCAAATGGTCTTGTTATACATTTCACGTTTAAATCTGCGTCCCATAACACAAATCTATGTTTATAAGAAGCATCTTTAAACCCGTGTTCATCAGCATGTAAAAAATAACATTCGTGAACTATTGCTAAATAAGTACCATCATACCATGGTATCAAAGGTGTACCCCCTCTCAAATCTTGAGGTAAATCGTATTTATGTTTAGATAAATGTATACACTTACTAATATTGTTATTTAAATCTACTTTCACAACCTCCGTTGGGTTTGTCCACTTAACAAAGTGATAAGGTTTATCCAAAATCGGCATCCAGTTCTTTTCACAATATGACGTGTTGTCTTCAACTTCAATTCTATTACGAGAAACTTCAACGTTGTCCTTTATTTCCGAAAATTCCATTCTTCCGACACCATTTGTAGTGGTATCTCGTCTAACACCAATTAGAAAAAGTCTATCATCCCACTTTGCAAGTCTGCCGTCTTCCAAACCAACAAAGTCCCATTTGGGTTCAACGTCAAAATTACTAGTGTCAATTAGACTAAATGTTTTTAGTGTAAGTGTTTCCGGGTCAAGCTCACACATATAATTATTAGTTTTTAATTGGTCCTTGCTAATGCCATGATAGTAACTCAAACTACCCTGATAAGAACTTTTATGTTTTTTTGTATAAAAAATTGAATATTCAACGTGACGAACATTCATTAATATTCTACCATTATCGTTTAAGAGAGCTGCATTACAAATCCCCGTTCCCTTTGTTGTATCATTATCATCTATAAAAATAGATTTTACTTCGGAACCTTCATCCTCTGCGATAATTTTACCAACGAGATTAGGATATATATCGTAATTGTACACAGCCATGTTATGAGTATAAAATACTTTATTTTTTTAAGTTACACACGATTTTAACATGAAAAAGGTATATAAATTGCAGTTTCTAATATTATCTCCATACCCGGTACTTATTTTAAAATAACGTTTAGCATTGAATAAAACAAGTCTGTTGTAGAGATTTCCAACGCTGTCAACAAGATCCCATTTTGTTATATCTTTAAGATTTGTCATATCATTTACGTCATAATACCGATTTTGCGTTAAATTGCTTTTGTAGAAATTAATACCTGCATTAAAAGGAGCACCTGGATCTAAAAATAAAACACCACACAAATCATATTTCTCATATGTCATAATATGGGTAGTATGTAAACATGTAATTTGTTCATATGTAATATTATGTATTGTAAATGATTTTATGGGAACATATTTATTTAAAATATCTTTAAAACAATCTTGTGGTGAAAGCCCTTTCAATGCACCATCTCTAATAACATCGATGTCTGTAATAACATCATCCACTGTTATTATATTACACACGTCTATATGTTGGGGGGTGTATTGTTTAACGGCAACTAGTTTACAATTATTTAATAATTTACCATAAACATGTGGCTTTTTTACATGTGAAATTGAAGAATTAAAATCTTTTGTTTTTAGAATAATCGGTATATATAATTTATTACCAGATGCATATTTACAATTTTTAGGTATATCAATATTATATTCGGAATTACTTATTTCAAAAAAATCACCTGTGATGTAATCTAATTTTTTAGTGCTATAAGACCCAATCTTACAGCCTATAGTTGTATGATTTTCCAATATTTTTGACACAAAGTTAAAAAATCTATCTATACCCACATAATAATAGTAATCATCAAAAAATATAGAATCAAAAACATTACAGGTATCCAAAACATCTTCCCACCTACCTTTTACAAGT